AGCCATTGCGGAACACATAGCGCAGGTCACTGGCATTCCAGCACTTGTCCTCCCAGATGCCCATCATGCCCTCATTCTCTGACATGATACGCTTGAAGTCAGCCACTAGGGTCTCCTTGACCGAGCTACGGAACTGTCGGTAGCATGAGATCCGCTGTGCTGGGGTCTTGCTAGCGTGCTGTGCGAGCCACTGGATAACGCTGAAGGTCTTAGACGACCCTGCTGAACCCTGTAGGATGCATCCGTCCTTGCCATCGTCGTGGGCCTGCTGGATGCGTACGAAGTTTACGGTTACTGAGATTTCACCCATGATTAGATCCCACGAAGGTTACGGTGATGTTATTGTCCACCTGTCCACGAAGATCAGCTTCGACCTGAACTGGCAGCAGCTTGACCACTGCATTGGTAAATGTCCGAGGATCCTCCTCCTTAAGCTTGATAAAGAACTCCTCAGCACCGTCACCAGCGTTCAGAGCCCCTTCAATGGCCGACCTTACCTGCGTGGTAAGTTTGTTGCGTGTTCCTTTGGGACGTCCTAAGCCACCATTAGGGGCTGTTCTAGCGGGTTTTGCCGCTTCTACTACTTCTAGTTCTTCGCTCATGCCCCAAATTTCACCTAGTTATGGGAAAATTGCAAGCCAACGCAATCATCAGCGACTACGTGATTTACGCATACAAACATACGTTGATCACTCGATAGTAAAGACCCGTAAGATATTGTATAATAGTGACTTGCGACACTTACTACTACTACTTTTACCTTTAGCATCATTTGGCAACCCTGCTGTTGACGTATTGTCACAGGTTTACGACTACGCAAACGCGAAGGCCACCACCGTATATGCTGCCAGTGGTGACCATATATTCTACCGTAACGTCAAAGCGTCGAAGGGTATGCTGCTGTTGACAGAGGATGGCGTTGTGCCATTCGCTGAGGGTTTAGGCAACCGAGTTGTGGTTGCTGTGGTGAAGCCTGTCTAGTACGGCTTTCGAATGTTGTAAGCCGTCCTTTACTTTTCACAAAAACTACCCTTATTTGTGACATCTTTTCACAAAAACTACCCTTTATTTGTGACAAGATTGGGTGTCTACTCAACCTCTCCTTTGTTGATGTAGTCACGACCCTCAAGCTGTGCATTGCGAGCAATAAGCTCATCACACCGCAGTTTGCAGTCTGCAATCTCTTTCTTAATTACCTTGAGGAGTGTCTCCTGAGCTTCGCAAGCCCGTGTAAGGCTGTTGATCCCGTTCTGCAAGACCTTGCGCTCGGATGGCTGAAAGATCGGACGTCGGGTTGTGTTGTGGAATGCTGGTTCTGTTTCTGTATTTGTCATTATTGTTATTGTGTTTAGGTTAATCCTTCTGAGAGAATGTTAAATGCCACAGCTGCACATTGCGGTACTTGCCCGTTGCCAATGGCTTTAAGTCTGTCCACCCGATTGGCCACCCCATGAGCCACTCGACCCACGGCGGGTTCAGTTGCGATGACTTTTTCTTCTGTTCCTTTGTTGTTGGGCTTATGTATTTCACGTGGCTCGCTAGGCTCGGAGAGTTTCTCTTCTCCCAATTCGATTCCGCGAACATTGCCCCCATCATGCAGGTCGGTGTAGGATATTTCTGCTGGGTCGGTGTGCCACCAAGCTTGCCTGAGTCCTTCACCGCTTGATTGATTGAGTATTGAGCCGTGTGACCACTCTTCCTCAGAGGAGTCCAATTGGGTTGTGTTCCCCTGTTGCCCATGTTGGCATCTGGTGTGGGCCATTTCATTCTTCCTGTCTCTAAATTTATCATCCCCTCGGCTAAGGCCACCTGTGTTGTCAGGTGAGTGGACTTCGTTACATCCCTCCCGCTCGTCTTTGCCGACATCCCGCATTGCCCCGCTTTCGGTGTAGGCCAAGACCCACATTCGGTCTCGCTTGTGCGGCGCACCGACAGCCCCAGCTCCGAGCACTCCCCATCGAGCATTATACCCCAGCGAGGCCAAGTCTTCGAGGACAACTCCAAGTCCCCTAGTGCGAAGCAGTGGTGAGTTTTCGGCAAAGACAAATCGAGGCCGCATTTCGCCAATGAGTCGCGCATATTCCTTCCATAGTCCCGAACGTTCGCCGGTAATTCCTGCTCCTTTACCTGCCGCAGAGATGTCTTGGCAGGGGAATCCTCCGCAAAGAATGTCAACTGATCCGCGCCACGGATTTCCATCGAGGGTTGCCACGTCGTCCCAGATGGGGAAGCTTGGCAAGTGTCCGTCTGCTTGTCTGGCGAGCAGGACATTGCGTGGGTAGGGTTCGATTTCGCAAGCTCCGATTGGATTGTGTCCAAGTAAGAGGTCACCGAGAATGCCGCCTCCTGCTCCCGCGAAGAGGTGGAATGTGTTGAGTTTTGTGTGTGCCATGTCATTGTGTTAGGTTAAGTTAGTGAGATTATGTGGGTAATGTGATACCCTTGCACCGCAAAGCCCCTCAGCGACTTGTGAGGGCAACTGAGGGGCAGATTTGGGGACAATGGTTGGCGCTTAGAAGGGGATCTCTTCGAGTGCTGGGTCGTCAACTACTGGGGCGGTAGCTGTAGCTGGGGTTGTCACTGTGAGCTTCCACATCTGGAGGTTCGTGTAATACTTCCCGTTATACTCACGGCCACGTAGGTTAACTTCTACGCTAACCACGTCACCCACGTTGAGTGCTGCTACCTTGGCACAGTCATCCTTGACAGCATCAATGCAGAGATCCTGCGGATATTTGTCGCCCACTTGGACGACGAACGACTGTTTAGTAAAGCCAGAACCGAAGGTCTGCTCTTCTTGGATTACTGTTACTAGGCCTGTGATGTTTACTGATTCTGACATATTTACTGTGTGTTGGTGTTGTTGTTTAGGCGTTGTGCCTGAGAGTTATTTGTTACTTGCTCATTTTTGCTTTAAGCCAGTTATTAACGTCTGCCAGTCTAAATTTAACGTGGCAGCCGATGCGTACAAATGGCAGGTTTGATTTTTTAGCAATCGCACGAGCGTAGTATTCAGACAATCCGAGATAATCGCCTAGCTCACGGGCGTTCATTATCATGGGCGGGTTATTACGAACATCTCGGTTTTGTTTATCTACCAGACGAGGTGTAAGCATACGTTCCTCGATAGTTAAACCGAGTGCCGTGGCTTTGGCTACTAGTCGCTTTGTTAATTTCCTTTCAGCAATTATCACGACATCGCCAGTAGTGGGGTCGATTAGTGAATTAATAAGCTTACGTGTTAGTAGTCCCGAGTTTTTAAATTTAGGTGCGTTTTGATTTATTGGTGTGGCCATGGTGTGTTTGGTTACTTGTAGAAAATGTGGCGTCCGATCTTGGTGGTGACGGTCATGCTGCTTGCCCAGTATGGGTTGCAGTAGTCTGCGTGATAGTGGTCTGATTCGTTAGTGTAGTTGGTGATCCTGCGACTGTTTACAATGGCGAGTGCTTGTCCGTAACGCGAGTTTTTTTTTGCCGTGGCGACAAGTTTATCAAGCTTGCCTGAGTTCCAACAGCTGAACTGCTTGCGTTGCAGGCATACTTCACTGCGTGTGAGGTTGCGCTTGTATGCGCGGTTGCAGATAACCTCATAGACGGCCTCCATGCTGCCTTCAGCGTATTCGCCTCCAGCCTCAAGGATAAGTGTAGAGGCGATGACCTCCTCGTCCGTGTAGGCGCTTACAGAGCAGGCGGCGAGAATGAGCGTGAGTAGTGTGAGTGTTTTCATAGTGTTATTTTCCGTTAAGGATGAAAAAGGACGCAGATTTGCGGATGATCTTGATGGCTTCAGTAGGGGATATACGGTAGCACTGAAGCATATCGTCAACCTCAATGCAGAGGGCAGCTAGAGTGAAGAAGTCGAGGTAGTCCTCGGACTTAACGTGCGTGATGTTGACGCATGGACGGTCTTGACCAGTTGGCTCCTCGAAGGAGATTTTGAATAGTTCGGTTTTGAATGAGTTCATAGTGTGTGTGTTTTTCGTGTGTTTTGTTCGTTGCGTTTGTCGCTTCGATATAACCTACAATGTTCATGAACCTATATAGGTCAACCCCTAAATCAAATTAAATGAAAATAATTTAATTGTCCTGCACAACCCTGATTTCCACCCTCGGATTATCCCTGTCTAACGTGCCTCCAGAGTAGTGGGAGCTTAGGATTACGTCATCGTTGTCATCGGGGATGCAGCCGAACTCAACCATCGCATCTGCTGCAAACTTCTCATGTTGCGACAAAACATTAGTGCGGTCCGAACGTCTGTTGCTGGCCTTGAAGTATACCAGCTTCAGCTTGATCGGGTGGGTGAAAATGAGACCCTCCAACTGCTCACGAAGAGCCTCCTTATACACCTGTTTGATCTTGTTGCTGACGATGAAATGCCAGTTCCGCTCGTTGTTCTTGTTGATGATATACTTGCGGTCGGCCATCGTCTTGCGTGGTAGCATGACAGATAAAGGACACGTTATCACGACATCCGACATTATCGCCCCTCCTCCTTCATGCGCTTAAGGGACTTCAGGTATTGTCCAACAGTTACGTGCTGCTCATGGCAGGCTACAGCACGTGTGCATTTGTCCTGCTCCATTCGGGCCGTAATGAGGCGTGTGACGTCATCAGAGATAGGTAGCAGGCTGGCAGGGTCAACGTATGGCACAAACTCAGGGAGGGCTTCCATGTAGGCTTCCTCTTCCTCCTCGGTGCGTGGCCGGCAAGTGATGCCCTTTGAGTTAACGAATTGTGCTAGGTGGCGGTCTGGGACTCTCATTTTAATCATAATCTTATCGGTTCTTTGGTTAACGTCATCGGTGCTTTCGACCGTATGATGACTAAATTGTCTGCCTTGATGCTACCCTTCGCAAAGAACGCTAGAGCCTTCTCGGGGGTGTCAGCGTGCTTAATGACCCTACAGGCACTTGGCATGATAGGTGTCGTGTATTCAAATTCCCAAGCAGGCATAGCTAAATAATGGGTAACCAGAATGGTCGGTCAAGCGTTAATGCGCAAAAAAACGCCACCCGATTAAAGGTGGCGCTTAGTGCTGGTAAGTCTAGCTAAGCTCGGTCTTTAGCTCGTCCTTCTTTTCGATCA